TATTGGTGATGACAAGGCTCATAGCGTGACATGTTCAAGGCTTGGCTACAAACCAGCAGATTTGCTTGCCCGCTTGATATCGACAATGCCAGAAGGCGCATCAATTGCTGACTTCTTTAATGGTGCATTGCACATAGATCACATAAGGCCGTGCGCATCATTTGATCTGTCCGATCCAGCGCAAGTGATAGAGGCATACAGCCTTGCCAATCTTCAATTACTTTGGGCTCGTGACAATCTTGTCAAGAACAGCAAATGGAATGGAAAGATAATTCGAAGGAGAAGGATAGATTTAAACAATGATGTCGAGAGCGCGGAACGCCACAGTCAACCCATTGGGCAAGGCGCTGCAAGATGATAAAACAAAAAAGCCTTATGAATCAAAGACTTACGGCTCCCTTTGGGGGGTTTTGAGGCGGGTGGGGAAATTTAGCCGCCCGACGCTCGCCAGTTTTTCCCCTTCCAAAGTTTTAGTTGATAACTTTTTACAATAATGAATGGAGTCCTTATGCAAGACAAAGGCACAAAATCCGTGCTCGCAGACTGGTTAAACTGCGCCCCGGTGATGATTGATCAGTACAAAGCCCGTGGAATCGTCAAGCAAGACGGCCACATGTACGACATCAAAGAAAACGTGAAGTCGGCTGTCCAGTACTTCCGGGACTTGGCTGGCCGAAGAAGCGTGGCCGACGATGACGCGCTGAAACAAGCCCGCATCGACGAGACCGAGACAAAGACCCGGCGAATGGAGATTGAGATTGCCGAAAAAGAGGGCGCCCTGCTTCCGGTGAGTCAGGTTCAGGAGACCTTCGCCCGCACAATACGCGAGATCGCCATCTGGATCGACGCCCTGCCTGACTCCCTTGAGCGACAGGGTATCTTGGACAAGCGAGGCATTGAAAAAGCCCGAAGTGAATGCGACCAACAGCGGAAAAACCTGCATGACCGACTCGACCGAATCCTACGCGAGGAAATACAAGCTCAACAACCTGATGTCGGCCAACCTGCTGATGATCCAAAGCCTGGAGTCCCTGAAACCGCCGCTCCGGGTAAGCGTAAGCCAGGCCGCCCGAAACGGGTTCAAGGTTCCTGACGCATCCGGGGCTGTCAAGTACGAGGCTGAAACCACCCCGTACATGATCCAGCCCATGGATGCGTTGACAGACAGAAAGTATGAGGCTGTTGTCTTTGTTGGCCCACAACGGACCGGCAAATCCCTTGCTTTGCTCGACTGCTGGGTTAACTACGCCGTGCAGTACGACCCCGCCGACATGATGCTGCTATTCCCCGGGCAGGATCTGGCCCGGGATTACTCGATGCGCCGACTTGACCGGATCTTGGATTTCAATGAGCCGCTACGGTCCCGGCTGGTCAAGGGGCACGGGGACAACACATACGACAAACGCTTCATTGCGGGCAACATCATCAATTTGTCATGGCCGTCCATAGGTCAGCTCAGGCAGCGTGATATCCGTTTTGCCGGAGTGACCGAGCTGGACTCGATGGATGACGACCTGAACGGCGCGGGCGACATCTTTGGCCTGCTGCAGAAAAGGACGCAGACATATTTGTCGGCAGGCAAGACTCTGGCCGAATCAGCACCCGCAAAGCCGGTCGACTTGGCGGCGCTGGAAAACTTCAAGCCATCATCTGACCACGACTGCTTGCCCGCGAAGGGTGTGGCTTTGCTTTACGCTCAGTCGGACAAGCGGAGGCTGTACTGGTCCTGCCTGCACTGTGACGAGCTTTTCCAGGCGTCCATGAAGCTGTTGCAGTGGGACGAAAAAGACACGATCAAAGAGACGGCGGAAACCGTGCATCTGGTGTGCCCGCACTGCGGCGGAATCCATCACCCGCGCGACAAGTTCGAGCTAAATCGAAGACTCTTGGACGGCAAAGGTGGGTGGATGAGAGCCGGGGAGGCCGAAGGCAAGCCCATAGAGTCCAAGATTGCGGGATTTTGGATGGAGGGCATCGCGGCTGCTTTTCAGTCTTGGGATGATTTGATTTACCGGGAGTTGATGGCCCGCCAGATCTACAACGAGACCGGTGACATGGAGCAGTGGAAACGAACACTGTCATCAGATCAGGGTGTTCAGTTCGTTCCGCCCGATTCGGACAAAAACAACGCCCTACGGGGAATTGAAGACAGGGCCGAGGCGATGGAAAAACGGCAAGTTGGGGATGAAGTCCATTTCCTTGTCACAACCATCGACCAGCAAAAGAGCCGCTTTGTTGTGCAGGTCACGGGCTACGGGCGGGATGCTGAGTGCTGGATTGTGGACCGATACAACGTCTCTCAGTCTCCCAATAGGGTAGGCGAGGACGGCAAGCCGCTGACAATCAGCCCATTTGAATACCCCGAGGATTGGGATGCGCTCGAGAAAGTAATCGACCGTGTTTATTTGACAAAATCCGGCGCGGAAATGAAAGCGGTTAAGGTGCTTTGCGATTCCGGAGGCAAAGACGATGCCACAAATAATGCCTACAGATTCTGGAAAAAGTATTCTAAGGAAGGGAAAAACCCCGGCGTGTTTTGGCTTGTTAAAGGTCGTGATACGGGTGAAAGACTGGTCAAATCCGAGACGGTGTTAAATCAATCCGGTGTCCCGCTTTGGCTTTTGAATGTCCACCGCCTTAAAGATGAAAGCATGTTTGCACTTGGGCGTGACGAGCCTGGCCCGAGATATGTCCACATTCCAAACTGGCTTGGAGACTGGTTTTATGAGGAGCTTCGCGCCGAGGCAAAAAATGCAAAAACAGGAAAATGGGAAAAACGCAGGGCCAAACTGAATAACGAGGCCCTGGACTTGCTTTCATACGGGTGGGCTGGATACACCATGGCAGGCGGCGAGAAAATCAACTTCGATTCACCACCGCCATGGGCGATAAGGGCTGACAAGCGGATTATCAAAGCCCCCGCAACGGCGCAATTTAACTGGTCAAGCATTGGAAAGACGTTAAATGGGTAAACGTGGTATAAACCCTATAAATGACGTGCTCAAATGCCAGCAAACCATTAACTGCCTGTGAAATGCTTAATCAGGCGCTCGCCTCAGTTCAAGAAGCTGCGGCGGGTGGCGCTATTGCCGAAATCAGATTAAGGGACCGATCAACACGGTTTCAAGAATCTACGATGGCCAGCCGCCTGAGATATTTACAGAGCCTGGTAATGAATAAAGCGGTGTTTGGCCGCTGCCCCAATTTCCACCTTGCCGCTGCTGCAAGCGGCATCCCGCAAAACCGCTCCCCTGCAGTCGCTGTATTCGGTCAAATCCGAAATGGCGTGCAAAACTGTGGATGCGGCCCGGTGACTTCGAGCTGTGCGCCGTCCGAATCCGAGGGTTGTGATGATGGATGCTAAACAGATGGAATTGATCCCCCGCGACCCGCCTAAAAAGCGCGGTCGCCCCAAGTCAATCCCGCCCGGCATGACGAAAATGGGCGCTGCTTTCACATCAAGCGACCGATCGAGCCGTGAGCTTGCGGGTTGGAAGCCAAGCCTTCAGTCTGCCGACTCGGACATGCTCCCCGAAAAGGAAATGACCGAGGCCCGGGCGATTGATCTTGTCCGAAATAACGGTTACGCCGCTGGCGCTGTTCAGGGCGTTAAAGACCGGGTTGTCGGGCATCGGTTCAAACTGGTTCTCAACCCTGAATACAAGGCATTCACTGTGGACCGACAGGTCTTGCGTGATTGGGCGAGGATGGTTGAGGGCACGTTTCATGCTTGGGCCGATGACCCATCATGCTCCATTGATGCCCAGCGCAAGCGCACATTCACCGAGATGCTCCGCGATGCCGAGGCAACCCGGTTTATTCAGGGCGAGGCATTCATCAGCCGGGAATGGCGCTTTCAACCATTCAACCAAACACCCTACGGAACCTGTTTCCAGTTGATAGAGCCAGAGCGAGTCTGTCAGCCAAACGGCGCAGATGTGACCAAGATCAGGTCGGGCATTGAGTTTGACTCCTACGGCGCAGCCACGGCCTACCACGTCCGAACCCGTCATCCTGCGGACTGCCAAAACGGGTTTTCTGGCCTTGCTGAATGGCAAAGGGTCACGAAATACAACCGCTTCGGCTGGCTGCAGATGATCCACGTGTTTGACCAGCAGCGGGCCAATCAATCGCGAGGCTTCAGCAAGTTTGCTGCCATCGTCCAACGCCTGAAAATGATGGACCGGCATGAAAATGTCACGCTGGAGCTATCGATTATTGCGAGCGCTTTGGCCGTGGTGATTGAAAGTCAATTTGGCCAGCAATCGGCATTTGAGGCGCTTGGTGCAAGCCCAATGCAGTCTCTTTTCGAGTACTCGACCGCGCAGGCTGAGTTTCGGAAAGAATCCCCGCTTCTTTTTGACGGTGTGAGAATCCCGGCTTTGCTGCCAGGCGAAAAGCTGAATGTCAGCCGCGCTGAACCGCCTGGTGATCAGTTTGCGGCATTCCAAGAATCAATGCTTCGCCATGTGGCAAGGGGGTTAAATGTTTCATACGAACAAGTTTCGGGCGATTACTCCAAAACCAGTTACTCAAGTGCCCGCGCTGCTCTTGCGGAGGCTTGGGGATCTGTCCTCTCCGCCCGCGAAAGTGGCCCCGTCAAAATCGCCAATCAAATGTTCCGGCTCTGGCTTGATGAAGCGATTATCCGGGGATTGATACCGCTGCCGCCTGGCATTGATTTGACTCAGTATCAAGCCAACAAGGCGCTTTTGACGCGCTGCACTTGGATTGGTGCAGGTCGTATGCCGATCGATGAATTGAAGGCCGCAAAAGCCAACGAATTGATGCTGGCAACAAACCAAACAACACTGGCTTCAATCGCCGCTGATTCGGGTCAGGATTATGAAGAACTCCTGCAGCAGCGGGCCGAAGAAAAGCGCATGGCCGAAGAATTAGGCTTGATGGACCCCGCAACCGAGCAAGCAAATCAAAATCGAGATAATCAAGCTGAAAATCAGGAAGATAATCCCGATGATTTACCTGATTCTGATAACGTGGTATAAACCCTAATAATATGAAACTCAAACATATTGCCGCGAGAATCTTGGGCCGTCCGATGCTGATGGAGCCCAAATACGCACAGCATTTCTTTGCCGCATTCGGAAATCGAGCAGGCGTCAATTCCATCGAAGGCTTTGATGTGAGCCTCATGGGCTCCGAGCAAATGCAAAAACACGCAGAAAGCTACCAAGTCCGGCAAGCCCGGTTTGGGAATGGGTCATACGAGCCCTATGCGATCATGGGTGATGGCATTGCGGTGGTGCAAGTCGAAGGATCACTCGCCCACAAAACCGGGAATCTTGATCCATCCTCTGGCATGACCGGCTATGACGGCATCCGGGCCAAGCTCGAGATGGCTATTAAAGACCCGGCTGTCAAAGGCATCCTGATGGACGTGGACTCGCCAGGCGGTGAGGTTTCAGGCGCTTTTGACCTTGCTGATTTCATCGCGGGCTCGAAGCAAAAGCAGATTTGGGCCTACGCAAACGACTTGATGGCCTCCGCCGCCTACCTTGTTGGGTCGCAGGCCGACAAAATCTTTGCAAGCCAAACCGCCTCAGTCGGATCTATTGGCGTCCTTGTTGCTCACGCCGATTACTCAAAAGCCATGGAGTCAGAGGGCGTCAAAGTCACCCTGATCCATTCTGGTGAGCACAAAGTCGATGGCAACCCCTACGCCGCACTGCCAGATGGCGTGAAATCAGACATTCAGGCCGAAATCGACGGTCTGCGAGACAAATTTGCCGCCTCAGTCAGTCGAGGCCGCAAGATGGACAAGCAATCTATTTTGGACACCGAGGCCCGGGTTTATCCCAGCGCCAAAGCATCCGAAATCGGTCTTGTGGATGGTGTGGCGAGCTTCGATGAAGTAATTGCCGCTTTTTCAAACGAAGTCGCCCGGTCGGGTGACGCAAAACCGAAAGGAATGCAAATGACTAAAGAAGTCCTTGCCTCCGCACCCGGCCTCTCCGAAGCCGATGTGGAAAAACTCATGACCGATGCCCGAGCTGAAGGCGTCAAAGCTGGTGCAGTCGCAGAGCGATCACGAATCCAAGGCATTTTGGCTCACGCCGAATCCGATGGCCGCACCGCCACTGCCCAGCACCTGGCTTTTGCCACCGACATGACACCCGAGGCCGCTGTGACCTTGCTGGCCACCATGCCGAAAGCTGCAGTTGCTGGCATCCCCGCAGGCCTGATGGAGGGCGCTGGCGTCAAAGCCGAAGCCGAATCCGTGCAGATGTCCGAATCCGAAAAGGCCACCGCTGCGACCAAAGCAGCGATTGCCGCCATGTTGAAAAAGTGAGGATCAAATGACCTGCTCTTACACCCCTGTCAAAATCAATCAGTGCCCTGAAGTGGTGGACTTGTCCATCAACAACAGCCTGTTGTGCAAATCTTGCTGCATCCCATCGCGCAAATTTGTGAACGTCAAAGTTGGTGAAACCATCCTGTCCGGCGATCTGGTCAAGATCGACCCCGCCACTGGTTTTGCCGAAGTCGCTACCGCTGT